TGGAATGCCCCAGCGTTAAGGAATTAGGTCATGCCCGATACACGCAAAGATGTTTTGCAGACGCAATTTTCCGAACGGCGTCTAAATGGCGAGTTAAAGGGCAAAGGCTTCTTTGGTGAGCTTGTTAGGCCCGACGGGAGTGTAAGCACGGAAATAAGCATAGGCGTACCCATTGGTGGAAAAGAAACTCTTATTCCGTCTATGGTGCCCACACTAAACAAAGCGGAACTAGAGGAGCTTTTATCATTACCCGAAGGCAAAATGCCGTCTCCGGGAATTATACAAAAGGCCATAGCCCATGCAAAAGAGCGCATGAGAAACGGATTGCCGTTATTTGCCCGTCCTGACGAAGAAGGTCAGTCCCCAGTTCCGAAAGAGTAGGGTTAATCATGGCACTGGAAAAAACGGACCCCGTTGTCCAAAAGCTTCTAACCAACATTCGCACGTACAATAGCGAATACAAAAAGTGGGAAGCTCGCGTTACCAAGATTATCAAGCGGTATCGCGACGATCAGGGTAACGGCCAAGGATCCGTAAACGAAGCTGCGCGGTTCAATATCCTTTGGTCCAACATCCAGACGCTGATCCCGGCTGTTTATTCCAAGATGCCTAAAGCTGACGTGTCTCGGCGGTTTGGCGACAATGATCCTGTCGGGCGGGTCGCGTCCCTGCTGCTTGAGCGCGTGCTTGATTATGAGATTGAGCATTATCCCGACTTCAGGTCCGCAATGCGTAACTGCGTCGAGGACAGGTTCCTTGGCGGGCGCGGCTCTTCATGGGTGCGGTACGACCCGCATATCAAGAAGCAGGACGTTCCTGAAGACGGGTTCCAGATCACTGAAGACATCGAAACTGGCGAAGCCGCAGAAGGCGACATCCACAATCAGACCGCAGGCAACGAGGGCGCTCCTGAAGAGATTGATTACGAGTGCGCTCCTACCGATTACGTCCATTGGCGTGACTTCGGCCATACCTGCGCCCGCACATGGGAAGAAGTAACCCAAGTCTGGCGCTGGGTTTACATGTCCAAGGAGGCCGTGACGGAACGGTTTGGCAAAAAGCTCGCCAAGAAGATTCCGTTCAACAGCAGCCCTGAAACACTGTCAAAGTATGGACAGCGTGAAAAGCCAAACGACAAAGCCAAGATCTGCGAGCTGTGGGACAAGGAGACAAGCAAGGTCTACTGGCTCATGGAGGACATGCCGGAACTTCTCGACATGCGAGATGATCCACTTGGCCTTGAAGGCTTCTTCCCTTGCGCAAAGCCCCTTTATGCCACGACGACCAGCGACAGCCTCGTTCCCGTTCCCGATTTCATTCTGTATCAAGACCAGGCGAACGAACTTGATATCCTGACTGATCGCATTGATGGCCTGATTAAATCCTTGCGGGTGCGCGGCGTGTACGATGCCTCTCAACCTGCACTGCAACGCTTGCTGACTGAGGGCGACAACAACACGTTGATCCCCGTAGACAAGTGGATGGCCTTTAGTGAGAAGGGCGGACTAAAGGGAAGCATTGATCTTCTGCCAATCGACACGCTGGCTTCGGCGCTGATCAATTGCTACCAGGCGCAGTCAAACGTCAAAGCTCAGATTTACGAAATCACCGGAATCTCGGACATTCTGCGCGGAGTCGGTGCTGCTTCTGAATCTGCGACGGCACAACAGCTTAAGGGCCAGTATGCCGGGATGCGGTTGCGCGCCATGCAGGAAAGCGTTGCGCTGTTTGCGAGCGAACTCTTGCGCCTCAAGGCGCAAATTGTCTGCACAAAGTTCCAGCCTGAAACCATTCTTGAATTAGCAGCAGCCAGTCAAATGTCTGCCGCCGATCAGGAGATGATCCCGCAGGCTATTGAATTGATGACGAACAACCCGCTTCGTTCGTTCCGCATCCAGATTGCCTCTGACAGTCTGGTGCAGCTTGATGAAAACCAGAACAAGCAGGACAGGGTTGAGTTTCTCAGTGCGTTCTCGAACTTCCTGCGTGAAGCGGTCCCAGCCGGTCAGGCATCCCCTGAAATGGTCCCGATGCTGATGGACATGATCAAGTTCGGGATCGGAGGCTTCAAGCAAGGCGCGATCATGGAGGGCTCTATTGATGCAACCTTGCAAAAGATGGCCGCAGCTTCAGCCGAAAAGGCCCAGAACCCGCAGCAAGACCCTGAGACAATGAAAGCCCAGGCTGCTGTGCAATCTCAACAAGCTCGCGCCAATGCCGATATGCAGATCGAGCAGATGAAGGCTGAGATGAATGCCCAGATGGAGACTCAGCGCCAGCAGCACGAAACGCAACTAGCCATGCAGGAGCTGGCGTCCAAGGAGCAGTTTGACCGTTGGAAGGCTGAACTGGAAACCGCATCCAAGATCATGGTCGCAAGGATTGCGGCTAACCCCGGCATGGACCTGCCAATGCTCGAAGCCCAGCAGGCAGCAGCCGAAACGATCACCAAGGAGCTTGGCGATAACGTCCGCATGGCAATGGATCAGATGACCAATGCCCAGAACAACATGGCGAACATGCACGGCCAGTCTATGCAGAAGCTCCATGATGTCCTTCGATCCGCCAACGCTCCGAAACGGATTGTGCGCGGTCCTGACGGGCGGGCGCTTGGTGTTGAGATGGTGCCGGATCCATTGCAGGGAATGGTTCAATGATCACAACGACTAAAGGCAATATGGACGAAACATTGCTTGAAAAGCGCGATGGCGTTTTTGAAGACGACAATGAATCGACCACATGGGTGGAATACTGGGACGGCGGCGAAATGATCCACCGCTCGGTTCATGTTCATCTTAAAAAACCAATGATTTCCACTTCTGAGATTGGAGGCTTCGCGTGAGCAATACCCAAGCAATGTGTACGTCGTTCAAGGGCGAAATCCTGTCTGGGATTCATGCTCTTGGCACGACTGTCATCCGGGCAGGCACGGGAGCCGACACGCTCAAGGCGGCACTGTATCTCGCCTCGGCTACGGTTAACGCAGCCACAACGGCCTACTCTGCGACGAACGAAGTGTCTGGCACAGGGTACTCTGCCGGTGGAGTTACAGTCACCAATGCAAACCCGCCCGCGACCGCGGGCACGACGGGGTACTGGACGCCATCTGCCAGCCTTACCTACACCACGGTAACGCTGACCACCGCCTTTGATTGCGTCCTGTTTTACAACTCGACCCAGAGCAACAAAGCCATCTCTGCCCATACTTTTGGATCTCAGACCGTAACCGCCGGGACGTTTACACTTACTATGCCGGTCAGTGATGCGAGCAATGCGCTTATCCGCATTGCCTAACCGGGATGGCGCAGGGTCCGTGGGACACAGGCACATGGGATGACGCCCTTTGGGATAGTCTCCCAATCACGGGCAACGCTGCTACGGGATCACCCGGCAGCGTTGGCGTAGGTGAGCGTACCGTTGCCCTCACGGGCGTCTCTGCGACTGGTGCAGTAGGCACCGAGACACCGGCCAATACCGTTGCCCTCACGGGCGTCCAGGCCACAGGGGCCGTTGGGACCGTCACGCCCGACACGGTTGTTGCCCTGACCGGCGTTCAGGCTACCGGCCAAGTTGGGACTGAGGGTTATGAGCTTACTATTGCCCTGACCGGCGTTCAGGCCACGGGCCAAGTCGGAACGGTCAGCTATGACAATCTAATAGTCGGGCTAGACGGCGTTCAGGCTACAGGCTCAGCCGGCAATGTCTTCTTTGTTCCGCCACCCAGCATCGTAATTGATGACACGCACGACGGCGACCGCCGCAAAAAGCTCAAAAAGCGGTTTGACGACGAAATTGCAAAAACAAAGAAAAGGCGCTCTGACGTAATTCTAGCATATGAACGTATTGTCGAGGGACGGCCCGATCTAGCAAAAGAGATAACAAAGGGCTTTGAAATAGCTACGGTAGGCCCTCAAAATGTGCCAGTAATTACCGTTGATTTTGATAAGCTAATCAATGACTTAGCTAGAGTAGAGCTTCTTTGGAATGAGTATCTTGAAATGG